CTTCGGCTTGCTCATATCCGCCAGTCTGGCGGCGGCATCATCCTTCAGTGCCTGAGCATCGGTATAATTGGCATCCTCCCAGATATACGTTCTCACTTTGCCGGAATACTGATTATTATCCAGATACTCCACCCCGCCATTAACGTCTTTTATATCCAGTCCGTCAGCGCCATATGGCACAATCCGTGTATAATAATCGTAGCTGTCAGTTTTTTTCGTGAGCTGCATAAGGTTCAGCCCTGCCAGGAAATACACCCCACGGTCTGATCCACGATGCTCATAAAATGTAATAGTCTTGTTGACCGTATCAAATGACATCTCGCACAGAAAAGCTGTGCAAAGATCCTGCAGCACGCCCAATGCAGATTTTTTAACGATACCGGCATTTCTGGTTTTTGTGACATTCGATCCAGCAACCGTCCATCCGGTCCCCGCGATAGCCAGCTGTGCCGCCTCAGCGATAGTGCAGTTTTTCGCCTGAAATGCCTTCCACGCTTTCCCCTCAAGTTCCTCCAGATTCAGCGCAGCATATATAACCGGCATTCCAGTGGTGGTACGATCTACCTCTTTCACCACATATTCATCGTGATCATCCCGGATATAGTATTCCGGGATCACATCCTTGCTTTCATCCAGATTTATAAATGATATGGTCTTGTCGCCGCTGTTCAGCTGTGACTCTCGCTTCAGATCACTTTTCTTTGCAATGCTGCCGATATACGTATGGTTCTTGTCGTAAAGGGCCAGGATCATTCCATCACCCCCTCTATAAATATCTCGGTTTGAGTTTTACAATTAGATCAGCTCCCGGATTACTGGCCGCAAAATGTGCCGTACCAGGCGTCACCACCGGCAGTTCTGTGAACACTGCCGGCACCAATATCCCGTTCTGCGTCACCATTCCCGTTTCTGCGTCGATGATGGCGGCCGATCCGGAAGCCACCCCCGGAAGCGTCAGGCTCCATCCTGTTTCAGCGCACGAAATCGTTGTTTCTCCCAGCGCTACAGATGAGGATACTTCAATCCTCACCGGTGTTTCAGCGGTTCCTGGATTGTATACTTCGACTTCTTCTGCACCTTCTATCGCTATCTCTTCTCCATACTCGTATCCTTCCAAAGTCAACGTGACCTTATGCCACCGCTTTCGTGATAATTCTTCCACTGCATGTGTCTTCAATGTCCCGCGAAAAGAATTCAGAAATCCGTCCAGTTGGATGTCGAGTGTTCCGATCATTTTTGACAGGATGTAACTAATATTATCCCGGATTGCGTTCCTTCCGTTCCCACTCACAGATAATACTATCTGTAACGGTTTAAATCCCACCTGTGGGCTGAGCAGGACAGGTAAAGGGCTACCAGCAACCCATATTGATCTCGTATTGATTGCCGAATAGCCCCATACCACATTCACCTGTTTTGCCCCGGCTTCGGATATCTCCCAGCCGTTGATTGTCATACTATGCCTCCTCTGGTAGAACGATACGTGGACGCTGCCATATTATTGCTGATTTTGGCTGTAAGCTGATCCATAGTTATCGTCGCACCTGTTCCGACACCGTCTTTCACGTCGTTCAGGCTCGCCAGGATCGCAGCCAGGATGCCGGCAATATTGCCAGTGTCTACCGCCACAGTCTGGGTGCCGTAGCTTCCTGCTCCTGCACTTGTCGCGGCGTTCATCCGGCTCATGCCATTCATCCATTTTCTTTCCCACTCATAATAATATGTTTCCATTCCCGGCAGGCTTTCATCCATCTTTTTCTTGAGGCCTGAGATCAACGATGCGACTGTGTCCTCTCCGATAGTCTTTGCTTTTCCGACCATTCCTGCCAGGCTGCTGCTGATCCCGGCGCTCATTTCGGCCAGGTCTGAATCGTATTGCTTCTTCAAATCCGCGAGCTTTTTCTGCGCTTCAGCCTGGGCATTTGCAATCCCCTGTGCCGTTTCCCCCAGCAGTTCTTTGCTCTGGATCCCAGCCTGACGTTTCGCAATGTTCTGCTTCTCCTGCCAGATCCTCACCCATTCGCCAAGTTCCGATGATGTCATCCGGTTCAAGGTATAGATATTTGCCGTCGCCTCCGGCCCCATCTCCTCCAGCTGATCCAGCAGTTCCTTCGGCAGGTTCTTGTTGCGCAGTGCTGTAATCTCCTGCTCCCACAGTCTCAGCCCTTCGATCTGTGTCCTGGCGTTCCTGAGCATAGCCTCACTGGTAAAGCCTTCATTGTCCCAGGCATCGAACAGACCAAAGCTCTGCAGAATCGCTTTCTCACGCTGGTTTACAGCATCTGTGTAGGTCTTCGTCAGCTCTTCTATATTGGCCTTTTCTTCGTCCATAATGGACTGCTGCTCTGCCAGATAATCCTTTTCCAGTTGTTCCCGCTGTTCCGTGTATTCTCTGGCAGCATCAAAATACTTTTTATCAGCCTCGATCCGTTCATCGGTTCCTTCCGTGAACTGCTTCCTGGCTTTGTCCCAGTACTGCATCTCAGCTTTCAGGGAGACCTTGTAATACGTTTTATATTTCGACAGGATGCTGTCGTGAACACTGGACAGGGTCTTTCTCTGCTCTTTCGCGGCTTCAACCGGATCTGGTCTGCCGGCTGCGACTTCTTCCTCTAACGACGCGATCTTTTTATAGATCGTCAGGTATTCGTCTGTGTCAGCGGCAAATTGCTTTATACGCTCTTTCCAGTAGGCCAGTTCCCAGGCAGCTTCCTTATTCTCCAGTGTCCGTTTCCGATCGACCTCCTTCTCCATTCCGGAAAGAAGATCTGAGCGTTTCTGGGCTTCTTCAGCCGCTGCCTGCTCCCGGAGTGACGCCAGCCTGTCTGTGATGGTGTACCACTCATCGGAATATTTGGTATACGCCTTGATCTGCTCTTCCCAGTATGCGATCTGTGCAGCTGTATCCATCTTTCCCTGATAGATCCTCTGTTTTACATACGCTTCCTGGGAGGAAAGCATTTTTGCCTGCTCAGCAGCTTTTGTAGCGGCCAGGTCCTGCTCCAGGGACTTTATCCGATCTGTGATCGTATACCACTCATCGGAATACTTTTTAAATCCCTTGATCTGCTGTTTCCAGTAGGCAAGCTCTGATTCCGTGTCCATCTTCCCCTGGTACGTCCGTTTCTTAACATAAGCCTCATCAGCCGCCAGTGATTCGCTCTGCGTCTTGCTTTTAGCCGCTTTGATCTGATCATTGATGGAATTGATCTGCTTCTGTGCGTCATACCAGGCTTGTGTTCCCTTTTTCAGCTGTTTCTGTACGTTTGCCCAGTAGATTTTTTCCTGTTCCAGAGACAGGTTATGCAGGATTTCGTAGTTGTCCAGGTATTTCTTCGCTGCGCTGTAAATATCGGAATAATAGGTTTCAGCGTCCTTCTTCACAGTCTTCTTGTTGCTTCCGCTTCCAGTAGTCGTTGTCCTGGATACCCCAAACCGGGTGCCGATTTTTGCCGCCAGAGAGGCGTTTTCCGTCCTCTCCATGTCCTTTGCGGCTGCAGTCGCCTGGGCAACCTGCCTTTTATACGCCTCCGCACCCGACTTCGCCGCCTGTTCGACCCGCTTCCAGAAATCCTGCTCTGTCTTTACGGAAATATCCTGCCGTTTCTTTTTCTTTGCCAGCCATGCGGTAGCTTCGTCATAGACAGCATCGGAAACTTCTCTGGCGGCGTTCTCCGCATCCGCTTTTCCGGATCTGATACCTTCCGCCATGCCCTTCGTGAGCATCTCGCCGACTTCTTTTTTCCATTTCTTTGACGGGGAATGGATTCCAGCCTCATTCTTCGCCGCTGCCAGAGCATCCCGGACAATCTGCCTTGCTTTCTCCATGACATAATGGCCCATGGATGCAATACCGCTTCCTGTACCTTCCGCCAGGTTTTGGCCTGCAGAGTAGTAGCCACCCTGCTGCGCCACGATAGCAGATATTCCCCCGTAGGCAAGGCCGCCTGCAGACTCTGACACTTCACTGGTTTTATCCTCCATCCCATCAGCTGCTGAAACAGCATTCTCACCACCGACAGCAGCATAACCGGCCGGATTCCGCAATGCGCCGATACCAGCAAAGGCAACAGCCGTCGATTTCGTTTCTACAGCCGAAGTTCCTGCTTCTACCCCGCCGGCATAGCTTTCGGTGTTCTCTGTACCGGCCTGTTTATACTCAGGCTTGGCCGCATTTATCGCTTCCAATCCTGACTGGCTTATATCATCCGCGCCTTCTTCAACATAAGAACCAGCAGACTGCTGTCCCTCCGCGTATGCTTTGATATTACTTTCGCCAGCTTCCCGGAAACTGGAGTCGGCGTGCATCAGGGCTCCGGCTCCGACAGCACCGTACTGGTCTGTATTGACGGCTTGCATTCCTTCTTCGATGCCCTGTTCGTAGCTTTCGGCAATCTGTTTTCCATGTTCCCGTGCAGCTGCTTCACCGGTCCCCAGACGCTGTACAGCTTCTTCGCGGAGTGCATCCGCTGCCTCTTCTGCCTGACCAATGTTTTCTGTGATACCCTGTGAATATGCATCTGCCAGGTCCTTGCCCGCCTGCGTCGCTTCTGTAATCTTCTCAGCATCCGCGGACACATCCATGGCTTCTGTCCACGCTTTGGAGACTTTTTCAAACTCCCCGTCACCAGCCTCCATGGACTCAACCAGCTGCTGCACCAATGCTGCACCCTGTTCCGGTCCCAGCTGCGCCAGATAATCATAAAATTCCTGGCTCATCCCGTCGCCGATCTGGGCTGCCAGCGTCTCCATATTTTTGGCCCAGCCGTCTATAGCTTCTTTCTGTTTTTCAAGACGTGTAATGATCGTGTCCAGAGAATCAGCGGATTTCGCCTCAAAATCGTCGAACACACTGACGGCGCCCTGCATGGATCCCTCGATCCCGGTCCGCATATCCTCAGCTGCTTTTTCCAGCTTTTCCAGCTGTTCCGGATCAATTTCATCCACTGCTTCAGCAAGGCCTTCTGCTGATTCTCCAGCTTCTTCCATCGATGAAACGATGATGTTCCCGCTTTCATCAATCTCTGCACCAAGTTCCGCCAAAGTTCTGGTGGTCAGATCATATTCTTCCCGCGCCTGCTGCTGCAGCCGATTTACCTCAGCCTGTGCGGACATGGCGTTGTTCAGCTGGCCGACCAGTCTTCCCTGTTCTTCTGACTGGTCTTTGGAGATCCTGACATGATAATCGGCATATTCCGCGCCTTCTTCCCGGGCTTTGTTCAGTTCTTCCTGCGCTTTTTTTACAGCGGAATCGGCTTTCGCGACTCTGATTTCCGACTCGATCAGTGCATCGGAAGCGGCCTTCATGGCTTTTATGTACGCTTCCTGTTTTGCCGAATTGCTATATGCCTTCATCAGGCGATCGACTTCATCGGCTGTCAGGTGCAGGACGCCTGCTTCTTCGTCCCAGGCTTCGGAAAGTTCAGGGATTTCATCCGCCAGCTCTTCCACAATCTTGGAGATCTGGTATTTCTGAAACTCTGTCGTTTCTGTTGCGCCCGCGACCTCCTTCAAGACCGATGCATAGGCATCCAGTTTTATGGAATCCGATTCATAATCGGTCAGAACGGCCTGAGCATTTTCCAACGATGCTTTGACCGATTCGTTAGACTTATTTATGTCTTCTATAAATGTTTCCAGCGCTGTTTTCTGAGGCGTTATGGCTTCCGTGATCCCGGAAAGAAACCCTGTCACGGTCTGGACGGTGCTGCGAAGCGGTCCCTGGACATATCCATATGCGGCAATACCAAGCCCTTCCAGAGCCGAATTCATAGTTGTCAGATCACCCTGCAGATTGTCCTGCATGGTACTTGCCATGTCTGCAGCTGCTCCATCTGAGTCCCTAACTGCTTTCGTCAGTTTTTCAAAATCAGATGGTGCTGCATTCACTACTGCCAGCAAGCCGCTCATGGCGTTCGCCCCGGCTATGTGTTTTGAAGCCGCCGTCTGTTCACTTTCAGACATTCCTGCGAAGGCCGTCCGCAGATCCCCCATGACTGTATCCAGAGATTTCATGTTTCCCTCTGAATCCGTCAGGGATATTCCCAGGCGTTCCATCTCCGCAGCGCACTCCTTTGGGGGCGCTGACAATCTTGTGAGCATGGCCCGCAAGGCCGTACCGGCTTTATCGCCCTTGATGCCGGCATTTGCCATAAGTCCAATTGCTACAGCCGTATCTTCCATGCTGTAACCAAGGGCCCCTACGATCGGCGCCGCATACTGGAATGTAGCCCCCATCAGCCCGACGTTCGTATTAGCATTCGACGAAGCTGCAGCCATGACATCTGCCAGGCGTGTAGCATCACCCGCAGAGTATCCCATCGCAGTCAGAGCATCCGTCACGATATCAGACGTAGTCGCCAGATCTTCCCCAGAAGCTGCCGCCAGGTTCAGAATACCGTCTATGCCTTCCAGCATGTCCTGCGTATCCCAGCCGGCCATGGCCATGTACGAAAATGCATCCGCCGCTTCTGACGCCGAGAATTTTGTCGATGCGCCTAATTCCTTTGCTTTCGCAGTCAGCGCCTCCATACTGCTCCCGGACGCTCCGGAAATAGCCTGCACCTTAGACATTCCAGCTTCGAATGAGGATCCTACATCTACAACATACTCTGCCGCTTCCTTTGCTTTATCGACAAGTTCCCCCAGTGCATCTTTCGCGAAATCCGCAGCGGCAACGCCTACACCTGTTTTCAGAGAGTCGCTCCAGCCCTCTGTTTCCTTTGTTGCTTCCCGAACCTGGTTCCCATACCCATCGATGGAATGTGCGCACTGGTCTGTAGATTCCCTTGCCTCGTCCAGATATTTTTCGTTCTGTTCAAGGGCTTTGCTGTTTCTCTGAACGTCTTTCGATGCAGAGCTTACCTTCTTCGCCCATTTCTGCGTACAGCTTTCTGCAGTTGTCAGGTTACGCTGGTTCTCTTCCTGAGTCTTCGTCAGCTCGGAAAGTTTTCTCTCCTGCTCCTTGACCTTATCCGAAGCATCTCCATAGGTCTTTTTCAGCTGCTCCAGTTCTTTCTGTGCTTCATCTACTTCACGATTGCTGTTGTCAAGCGCAGCACGATGTTTCTCTACTGCTTTCTGGGCATTATCATACCCGGCCTTCGCCTGCTCCAGGGCAGCCTTGACTTTCCCCTGCTGTTTTTCCAGCAGTTCCTGTTTCTTGGTCAGGGCCTCCAGAGAATTTGCATTCCCGGAATAAGTACCTTCCAGCGCCTGAAGTTCAGCCTTCACCTGCTTTGCCGCATTGGCGGCGTTGGTCATGGCGTCCCGGAACTCCCGTTCCCCGTCAACCGCTAAAATGATTCCTACTTTGTTTCTAGCCATATACCATCACCCCCATAGGCATCAAAAAAGCACCTGTTCTCACAGATGCTATAAAATGTCCAGAAGATTACTTTCTTTTTTCTTCTTTCCGTTATATTCAAGATAAGCGTCATACAGCAGATAGAACTTCCGGAGTGTCATTCGGAATAACTCCTGCTCCGAATAGTTTAATATATGTCCTCCGATGTATAAGAGCCGTGCTACATTCACGCTCCGTTCTCTGCTTTTGGGCTGTCATCATCCTCCGGATCCTCGTCTTCATCCTCATCATCAGGCTCAGGCAGGGAAATGCCGAATGCTTCCACCACTGCCTTTGCCAGTATTGTGATTTCGTTCCAGACGATTTTCTTCGCGAGTTCCTTCTCAGTTCTTTTTCCGTCATCTTCCGCATTGATCAGGATCGTCAGTACGGAAAGGAATGTCCGCAGTGCATCAAGATCATCCACGGTATAAACCGCTCTTGTGACATCGTTTATGACATCGAACAGCGGTCTCCCGATCTTGCTCTGGATCTCATCAATTACGAAAATAGTGAAGAGGAGCTCATGCTCCTCCCCACCAACGGAAACCTTTACTCCATGCGGATTAAGGTCGCTCATTTATTCCTCCTGTCAGGCAGAAATGTCCGCCTTGTCATTCAACCATGCCTTCGCGGCTGCTTCGGTAGTGAAAACATGCTTCTCATAGATCTCTCCGGTAACCAGCGGATAAGACTTGCCTTCGATGGTATCCGTCTGGAACTCAGTGGTTTCGCCTTTTGTTGCAGCATTCTCAGCCGGTCTGGTGTGCTGTACCTTGTTCAGCCAAACCACAGTATAGGTCGTGACACCGTTTTTCTTGCGGCGCTTATAGAAGCCCACGCCTACGAAAGGAGCGGTATCCGTTTCTTTGATGACAATACCTTCCGGTGTCTCGGCAACGGGCGGAGTAGCTTCCGGATTTGCAGCAACAGCCTCCGTATAGGTATGGCCAAGCAGATCGGCCTGAACCTTCAGGGACAGATCATCAACATTCAGGGACGTTTCCAGGTTCTGCAGGGACTTGTCGGTTTCTGCAATGCCGTCATCGGCCCAGAGCTCCACATCGTTGCTGTTCGGATTTCCGGAAAATTCAATGGCCTTTGCCACCACAAAACCATTGGCCCAGCTTGCAGCCCCGTTCGCCTCAGTGAGCGGAGCGGCTACTACATACTTCATACCAATATGTGCCATATCAGTCTACCTCCAATTCCTCATCGTTCTCAACCTCGCACTCAAATATGATGTGCCTGGTTTTATTGTCCGGTTCGACTAATGATGTTATCACTGGCCATGTAAAGCCTGCATTCAGCAGCCGTCTCCGGATCTGTTTCTGTGTACTGAAAAACTCGATGTCACGCGGGAGGAACCAATGGATCTGCAGATCAGCTACCTCGTTCTGAGGCTCGTTGTCCGCCATTACCGCAGCTCCATCCCTCGCGAGTGTGAATGTAATATACTGTTTCTGTCCGTCACCGAAGAAATCCTCTTCAACGGGAATGCCGAGACCATCCAGCGCTGTATCGATTTTCTGAAAGAGTGTCATAACTTAGCCACCTCCTCATCGATGGTCTTCTGGATAATCCGCCTGCATTCAGCTTCAGCATTGTTTACTGCGGTCTGCCTCACCGGTCTCGGCATCTGGCCATGTGACCTTACACCATATTCCAGATAGGCCAGTTTCGCGCCGTTCCTGACGCCTTTGCTGTCCGTGCCTGTCGGCCTTACTGCAGAAAACACACCCAGTTCATTCTGTCTGGCATCCGTTGCCTCAATGGATGCAGCCAGTGAACCTGTTGCGTCCCCCGAAACCACAGAATTCACTGCGGCCTTGAATGATTTCACCAACACCGGTGACGCAGCATCGACAGCAGTAATGGCCATCTTTTCTGGGGATCTCAGCTTTTTCAGCATCCTCTCCAGCTCGTTAAAGCCTGTGATCGTTGCTTTAGCCATCCTTTGGCACCACCTTCCCCCGTTCCCGGAGTGAGCAGGTCAGGATGATGCTCATGGACCGTTCTCCCTTGAATGTCCTCCGGATATCATAGATATCTCCGGTTGACTCATCCCGCAGATAAGACTGTCCTGCATAATTTGCTTTGTGGATCTCTACATTGACATCTGCAGTATAGCCAAGCTGGTTCGCGACCATCTCATCATCCCGTGTCGTATCCCTGAAACTCGCCCTGATCGGGTCCCCCCAGGCTTCCACTGTCTGCTTGATCCCACTTGGTGTTTTTATGACTGCAGGTGCTGAAAAGGAAATTGCTTTATTCCACATCAGCTCCCACCCTCTTCCTGGCAGAGCCGGAAGGTCATTTCCCGGAATGTCTGCATATACTTGCTGGCGTTCGTGCGGTCATCGCCATAATTGGCTTTGACATACGCCGTTATACTCAACAGCACCCGGCCTTCCGGCTCAACTGATTCAAGCAGGTCCGCAGGGACTCCAGAGGCTTTCATGTCAGCCAGCGCGGCTTCAATCAGGCTTTCCAGTTCGTCATCATAGACATCTATGCCTTCAATCCCCAGCCGCTTTTTGACTGCTTCCAACATGATTAACCACCTCCCAGGGCTGCCGTCTGTTCTTCCAGGAATTCCGCAATTATATCGGCCTTCCGCGTTGCTGTGATGGTATAGCCCTTATCTTCGGCGATAGCTTTAATCTGGGCTATCGTTAAGGCCGTGAGTTCCTCTTCAGACAGACTGCCGTCTTCGTTGGTGTCGGCCTCTGCAAAGGTGGCAGGATCACCACCTGAGCTATCGCCTGTTATTCCCCCGACTGAATCTCGAGGATATAACCGTTCACCCATGCAGCAGTGTCAACTGGCTTGTAATCCGCACGAACTTCCGCCCGGAACAGAGTACCTCTCTGCTCAAAGGCATTATAGCCTTCTACGGAGGCCACGTTGGAAGACAGGATCGTTGTTCTCTTGCGATCATAGATCCTGACGGCTTCTTTCAGATCGCCGGGGATAAACGGAAGCTTATAATTTGTTACCTCGTAGTAAGAGGCAATGCTGGCGGTCTTCGGATCGTCTACCACCGTATATACATAGGGGCTTTCATCCGTGCCGGATCCACTCCTTGTATAGTAGGTCTTTCCGTCAACTACTGCCTCGTCGCTCGTGGCGCTGAAGACTGCCTCGGAAGGCATAACCTCGTTCGGCACGATTTCAACCTGAACGACCGTAGCCCCTACGCGCAGCTGGATCCTCTGCGGCTCCGTAGGATTCGGATTCAGCAGCGGACGATGGTTGGCGTCTTCCAGAGTATCCAGGTAATTCAGTCCGTCATCGTTTGTCACGATCACGACGTTACGACGATATGCCTGGCCCAGGGTTACGTTAATAGCCTTCTTCAGATCTGCCAGCCCCGTCATTTCGACTGCCGGCTTGCTCTTCAGGATCGCGATAACCTCGTTGTTATCCGTTGCCAGGCTGTTCTTGCCGATCCAGGTCACGATCTCGTTCGTAATATTGGCATCAGAATCAGCCAGCAGGTCATTGGTAACCGGGATATATCCCGCGTAGTCCTCAATATCATAGGTCACCCTGGTGAACTGAGGACCTGCAATCTTCTGGACAGCGCCATTCTCCAGGACCTTCTGAAAGCCTGTAGCCTGCGTCTTTGTCTGATACGTACGAGCCCCTTTGTTGGTCTTTACCGGTTCAACGGTGACCAGTCTTCTCATCGAGAAGTTAGCCTCCTTGAAGTGCTCGATCCGCGTCTGGATGTCTTCCGGCACAGTATATCCGCCGTCGGCAGGCGTGCCTTCGCTCATCGGAGTCACGGTATTCACAGCGAACCGGTTCCTGGCTGCATTTGCAAATTCATGTTCTGCATCTGCTTCAGGGTTTTTCGGAGCGGGTTCCTGCGTTCCGCCGTAGTTAAACGGCACAGGATTAGCCGGGAGCGTCTCCTCCATGTCCTTGAGCAGATCGAATTTCTTCTGCAGGTTTACGAGTTCCTTCTTGGCCGTTTCGGCCTCGTCCAGCTTGCCCTCATCCACCAGGGATCTCACGAGGGCTTTCTGCTTATTGATGCTGTCCAGCAGCTCCAGCAGGTTTTTCGGCATGGTTCTACCTCCTTTGCCTTAGATACCGTACAGTTCCAGGTCTGCGGTAAGCCCTTCCGCCCTCGCCCTGTCCTGTGCTTCTTTTTCCTCTTTGGCTTTAGCCTCCTTCGCCTTCTCAATCAGTTCCGGCGTGATCGACATTCCAAAGAGGGCGTTACTATATCTACCAGGGGCTCCATCCGGTTCCCCGATGATAGCATCACAGATTCCCATAGCCACTGCCTGATTCGCAGTAAGCCAGGTTTCCTTGTCCATCATTTTGAGGATTTCTTCCTCACTCCTGCCGCTTTTTGCCACAAACGCGGCAGCGATCGAAGCATTCAGAGATTTCAGCATCCGGGATGCCTTATCCATTTCGTGATAATCTCCTGATGTTGCTGTCGATACATTATGCACCATGATCGTGCCCACGGCCGACATTTCCACCCGCCGGCACCCCATCGCCAGGAAGCCAGCCGCAGATGCCGCCATCCCCATGATCTTCGCGGTGCTGGGCACCGTCTGAAGCAGGCTGTATATCTCCTGCCCGGATGCCACATCTCCGCCCGGAGAATTGATTCTGACCTCCAGTTCCTCCCCGTTCTCCAGGGCAGCTATAGCTGCTTTGATTTTGTTTGGCGTGGTATTCTCCCAGCCTAGCCAGTCGTATATCCATCCGTAATCATTCGGAATGATTTCGCCTGTTACTTCAACCATCCCCATTTCCATTTCCTCCTTCCTGGGCAGGATCCGCTGATACCCCCCGGAAATATCCCAGTTGCGCCGGTGCAACTTCGCCATATGCAGGTATCAAAAAGACATTTCCATACTGCTGTCCCACCTGCGTGACAGGAATATAATTCCCATTCATCATCAGCTGATCTCCGCCCGGTTTTGCAGGCATGTTCAGGTATCCCCTTGCCTCATTCGGTGTATAAATACCATTGTTTACGCCCTGGGCCAGCATCTCCATCTGGCTCTTGGAGTCCGTTCTGAGTAGTACCTTTTCATTAAACTTGAAAACATACCCATCTGCAGCTTCTCTGTGTGTCAGACAGATATAATTGATTTCATCTTCGTACTGGCGGATCCTGTACAGCATGGTATCTACCAGGAATGACAGCTGCTGCATTTCAGCGTTCGCATAGGATGATTTTTCGTAATCATTCAGCTGTGTCGGTTTTATCCCGAAAGCAGCCGCTATCTGCTGTGCGCTGTACTTTTTCAGCTCCATGTACTGATTATTTGCCAGGTTCCCCTGCTCCAAAGGCGTCAACGTCAGGGATTTCGGTACCGGTATCACCTTTCCTGCATTCTCCGGCCCGGTCAGCTTATCTGCGAACTTCGCTTTCAGCTTCTCCCGGCGTTCCTTGTCCAGATCGCCGGTGTACTGCATCGCATACCGTGCCGTAACGCCATTTTTGTACAGATTCGCCAGGAACTCCTGGGAGTTCAGTGTCCCGTCAATCATTCCCTTCAGGATCTCTCCAACCGGAGCTCCCATGATCCCGTCAAAGGAATACCAGGTTTTGAAATGCATGATCTCTGTCCGGCGGAATATATACTGCCTTCCGCTCTTCGGATCATCGTATTCGTAGTATATCTCTCCCGTATCTCCGAAGATTCCCGCATCATCCATGGTTACACGAACGCAGTTTGAAGGGAGCAGCCATATATCTTTAACATCATATGTTGCTGTATATCCGCCATCCCGGCGGAAGTACCCCCGCAGCCATGCATAACCATTTCCGAAGTGCTGTGTGTTCATCTCCAGCGCTGTCCAGAAATTTGTCGGCGATGTGAACCGGTTCGGCCTCACTGTCAGCAGGTAGCTGATCGGCGTCATCTCTGCCTGTACATATCCTTCTCCTTCCGCCCTCAGGAACTTCAGCGGAAGCTTCCCCATTGTTTCCGAAAGGAGTTTCAGGCAGGTATAGTATGTTGCCTCATTGATGTTTTTATGGTTCTTCCGGTCGATTCCCAGCCACTGCAGCAGTGTATCATCTGTAAATCCAGTGACTATCTCCTCTTCCACCTGATTTTTCAGGATATTCGCATATTTCGATATCTTCCCCACCGTTTTCACCTCCTTCCTCAGGAATCCAGGAATTCATCTATCTCATCCAGGTATGTATCGCCAAAATCATGGTAAAGTGCCAGTTTATAGCCGCACAGTGTAGCATCTACCGGGTCGATCCTCTTCCGGCTGGCGTCTTTGTCGATCTTTATCAGCCCCTGGTTCTGCCGGATCACGGCGTTTGCCATCGCAAAGTTCAGGACCGGGTTATACGGCACCAGAATGTTCCCGGCATACACTTGCTCCCGGAATCCCTGCGTGGATTCGTTCAGGCTTTTATGGCTCTGGAACACCTCTTCCACATCATAGCCTTCCTCCGAAAGATCCATCATCAGCTTTGATGCGTTCGCCGGATCAAAACACAGGCACTGGATCTGCAGATTATATTTAGCGCAGGTATCGAGCACGTACCGCATCACTGCGCCCTGATCAACGATCGGCGTATCCGTTATTGTAATGAATCCCTGCATTTCCCAGGCATCAAACGGTGCCCGGTCTTTCACCACATGCTCCATCAGCTTCTCCCTCGTTGGGATAAAGCTATGTGAAAAAATGGCGTAATAGATTATCTCTTTCCCTACAGCATCGTATTCGCCGGATCTGATCGGTATGACAAATGCTATACTTGTCAGGTCTATCTTGGCGGACATATCGAAGCCCACATAAACCGGCATACCCTTCAGATCCTCCAGGGATATTTCAGACTGGCAGGCCTTCCATTTGGCCATGTCCATATAGCCGTTTTCCTTGGCCTGTACCCAGACATTCAGGGCTTTCGTCAGGAACCCTGGCATCTTCTCCGGCATGGACTTTGCCACGACGTAATCACCACGGATCTTCTCAATGCCTTCGCTGTATGTCATCCTGATCGGGTTCGCCTTGATCCATCTGGATTCATCTCCGACGTCTTCCAGATTCGCGTAGTCCTCCGGATCCAGTTCACAGATATCGATCAGATACTCATCATTCTCCGTATCGATGTCCGGATTCAGAACATCTGCGCAGTATTTGTATTCCTGGATATAGCACGGGCAGTTCAAATCCCTTCCGGCCGTGGTTATAATCATCAGCAGCGGCTCTTTCGTGTTTGATCCGATACCCAGATCATAAAAGTCGGTGTTCTGGTGCTGATGGTATTCGTCGATTATCAGCACGGCCGGGTTTGTTCCATCTCCCGTCTTTCCATCTTCCTTGGAGAGCGGCCTGATGAAGCTCCCGGTCTTAATATGGACGATCTCCATCCTTGTGACCTTGAATCTGGTCCGTAGATCGGATCCCCTGAGCATCAGTCCAGCCTCTGAAAAAACTATTTTCGACTGATCTCTCTTCGTGCCGGCCGTATAGCATTCAGCGACCTCACCATTCTTCGTGGCGGTTACTGCTATTTCATACAGTGCAACCCCGGCCTCCTCCTGCGACTTTGCGTTCTTCCTGCCAACTTCCGTAAACGACTTCCTGAACCGCCTTCTTCCGTCTTCTTCCCGACGCCATCCGTAAAGCTGGCAGAGCCGGAATCTTTGCCATGGCGTCAATTCGATCGGATGGCCGGCCAGGATCCCTTTCGAATGCCTCAGATGTGCAAACCATTTCACGATCCTGTCAGCTTCTTCTTCGTCCCAGTAATATGGGAATGACGGATCCCTATCATCCGCCCTCTTCACATCCCGGATCAGCCGCTCGCATGCCCAGCGGTGTTTTCTGCAGTTCATCTCCGGATGCCGGATACAGTCTTCGGCATATTCCAGGATCTCCTCAAGGCGTGTCATATCGATCCGAACTCCTTCTCTGTTGCCTCCTGCTCTTTCTCAACCTTGACTGCAGCTGTTTTCAGTCTGCTGTTCAGGTCAAGGCCCAGCCTGGCGCCATATCGATACAGCAGATCTGTGGCCTGCTTCTCGATCCGGAGTGCTGCCAGAATCAGATCCGGATCCCCGCCCATTTGGTGCTGAAGTTCGACTGATTTCAGATAATTTGACCATGCATTGCAGTACACTACCAGGTTGTCAAAGTCCGCATTGCTGAGCGTCTTCTCCGAGCGTTTTACCTTCACTACATACTTCCATTTTTCAGCTGCAGCTTCGTCAAGAAGCAGCTTCTTCGGCGGCCGGCGTATTAATGTAGCTTCTCCAGTGGCCAGCTCTGTTTCCCGCTCCTTTTTTGCCCTCTCAACAGCGGTCAGATGCTTCGATTGTTCCGCTGCTATTTTTCTCGGTCTTGGCATCTTCCCACCCCTCTTTGCAAAATATTGGGAAATTTGCGTGAAAAAGGG